TGATGGACGCCGACACCATGGCCACGCTGATCAAGCGCGCCGGGCGCTTTCCAGCGGAAACGCTGGCCGCCAACCCGAAATTCGTGTGGGGCACGTGCAACGCGCCCGAGCCGGAAAGCTGGGTGGTGACGGACATGATCGACAACCCGCGCGAGGGCTGGCGGCTGTATCGCCAGCCTTCCGGCCTTTCGCCGGAGGCGGAAAACCTCAAGGTGCTCGGCGCGGGCTGGTACCAGGCGCAGGCGGATATCCTGCCGCCCTACGAGCGCAAGCGCTTCATCGAAAACATCCCGGGCATCACGCGCGGCCAGGCCGTGGTGTACGAGAGCTTCAACCCGGACCTGCACATCGCCCCCGCGCCGCTGGCCGTGCTGCCCGACCGCGAGCTGCTGGTGGGGCTCGACGCCGGCGGCACGCCCGCGGCGGCGGTGGTGCAGCAGGCACCGGACGGGCAGTGGCGCGTGCTGGCCGAACTGTCCACGCACGAAAAGCTGGACGGCAGCATCACCGGCCCCACGCGCTTTGGCGAAGGCCTGGCCGCGCTGCTCGCCGAGCCGCGCTTCCGCGGGCGCAAGCTGCGCGGCGTGGCCGATCCCAGCGCCGCCATGGGCGCCGACCATGTGGCCGGGGAAGGCAGCTGGATCGAGGTTGTCGCGCGCACCGCGGGCCTGCCGATCATGCCCGCGCCGACCAACGACCCGACCATCCGCGAGGAGGCGCTGCGCCTGCCGCTGGCGCGGCTCATCGAGGGGCGCCGCCCAGGGCTGATCCTTGACCCATCCTGCCGGCTGCTCGCCCGCGCGCTGGTGCGGGACTACCGCTACCACGTGACGAACGGCCGGCGGGCCGAGCGCCCGCTGAAAAACTGGGCCAGCCACCTGGTGGAGGCGCTGCAGTACCCGCTGCTGGACGGCGGGGCCTACCACCAGATCATGGCGCGCCAGCGACTGCAGCAGCCCAAGGGGCCGCTTCGCGCGCCCTCACGCTTCAACCCTTTTGACCGCAACCGCACAGGTGCCCGATGAACGACGAGATGGACAGGCCCCCGGTGGAGGCGCCGCGCCGCCGCCGCGACTTTCTGGACGTGAAGCTGCCCGCCAGCTTCGAGACGGCGCCGCCCAGCGAGCTGGCCGCCGACATCCTGCCGCCCGAGCAAGACACGCTGGTGCCCATCACGGTGCGGTTGCAGCCGCGCCATGCGCAGTATGTGCGCCAGATCGGCGAGCTGCGCGGGCTTTCGATGGAAAAGGCGCTGGAGACGATCGTGCGTGAGCACAAGCACCGCGACCTCTCGCTGATCCAGGCGGGCCCCGGCATCGCGGTGCCGGCCCGATGAACGCCGCGCCCACCCTCACCGTGAGCGTGGAGGAGCGCCTGTGGTTCGTCGCCTTCCCGCTGACGGGCGCGCCGCAGGAGCGCACGGCCTGGTGGCAGCGCCCGCTTCGCCCCGGCTTCCGGCACTGCTTCGCGCTGCGCGCCGAAGGCGGGGACCGCACGCTGGTGGCGGATCATCTTGGCGCGCGCCTGGTGATCGAGCTGCTGCGCGTGCCGCTGGTGGACGCGCTGGCCAATCTGCGCCGCCAGCTGGGCGCGCTGATCCTGGCCGCCAATGAACCCGCCACGCCGCTGCGCCCGCGTGTGCGCGGCCCCATGAGCTGTGTGGAGATGTGCAAGGCGCTGCTTGGCATCCGAGCCTGTTGGATCGTCACGCCCCGCCAGCTGTGGCGGCATCTGCGCGCGCGCGGTGCGCGCGTCATCGTCTGACACAGGAGAACCCGATGGCCCGCATGTTCACCCCGCCGAAGCCGAAGATGGATGAAGCCACGCGCGCGGCGCAGGACCGCGCAATGGAAGAGCAGCGCGAACTCCAGCGCCGCCAGACCGAGCAGCAGGACGAGCAGCTGCGCATCCAGCAAATCCAGCTGAGGCAGCAACAGCAGCAAATCGAGCGCCAGCAGGCGGCGGAGGCCGAGCAGACGCGGCAGCGCCAGGCCGCGGAGGCCGAGCAGGCCCGCGTGCGCGCGCAGGAGGAGCAGCGCAACGCCGCATCGCGCCGCGCCCGCGCGGCCGGGACAGCCGGGCGCACCCTGCTGCTGGGCCCGGGTGGCGAAACCGGCACGAGGGCCGCCTGATGGCGCAAGCCGATGTAGAGGCGCTGCTCAAGCGCGCGCAGCGCGCCGAGCAGAAGCGCGAGCAATTCGCCCGCCTGATGCAGGACTGCTACGCCTACGCCATGCCGGAGCGCGATGCCTGGCGCGCCTATGGCTATGGGCAGGACCGCCAGGTGGAGGTGTTCGACAGCACCGCCGTGTTGGCCACAGGCCGCTTCGCCAACCGCATCCAAGCCGCGCTGTTTCCGCCCCAGCAGCGCTGGGCCCGCCTTTCGCTGCCGCCCGAGCTGGCGGCCGATGACAGTGCGGCCGAAGTGCAGCGGGACCTGGAGGCGGCCACGGCCGTGCTGTTCCAGCACATCCACGTCAGCAACTTCGACCAGGCGGTGAACGAGTGGGCGCAGGACCTGGCGGCGGGCACGGCCTGCCTGCTGGTGGAAAACGGCCGGCTGGGCACGCGCCGCACGCGCGCCCCGCTGCTGCGCTTCCAGGCGGTGCCTTCCGCCATGGTGGCCTTCGATGAAGGCCCCTGGGGCGAGGTGGAGGGCGTCTTCTTCCATCAGCGCCTCAAGGCCCGGCTGATCCGGCGCACCTATCCCGACGCCCAGGACCTGCCGGACGAGGTGATGCAGTGCGAGGCCAACGACCCGGACCGGGACGTGGAGCTGATCCAGTGCACCTACTACGACGCGGAGGACGACCTCTGGCGCGTGGAGGTGCTGCACAAGGCGACCAAGGGACGCATCGTCTCACGCCGCTATCGCACGAACCCGTGGATCGTGACGCGCTGGACCAAGGCGCCGGGAGAGACGCACGGGCGCGGGCCGCTGACGCAGGTCCTGCCCGATGTCCGCACCGTGAACCGCCTGGTGGAGCTGGCGCTGCAAGCGGGATCGCTCGCGGTGGGCGGCGTGTACACGGCGGTGGATGACGGGGTGCTGAACCCGGCCAACATCGTCATTGCGCCGGGCACAGTCGTGCCGGTGCGCAGCAATGGCGGGCCGCTGGGCCCTTCGCTGGTGCCGCTGCCCTTCACGGGTGACTACGCCCTGAACGAGGCGCTTCGGGAGAGCATGATCGGGCGCATCCGCTTCGGCATGTTCGACGACCCGTTGCCGCCCGATGTGGTGCCCAACGTGACGGCCACCGAGATCATCGAGCGCACGCGCCGCTTCCAGGCGGACACGGGCGCCTTTGGCCGCCTGCAATCGGATGCGGTCACCCCGCTGGTGCGCCGCTGCCTGGACATCCTCGAGGAGGCTGGCGCCTTCGCGGCGGAGCGCTTCGCGGGGCTGATGCAGGCCGTGCAGGATGACGCGGTGCGGATCCTGGCCACCAGCCCGCTGGCCATGGCGCAGGACATGGCGGACGCCGAGGCGGTGGAGGTGTTCGTGGCGCGCGCCATGAGCGCGGGCGAGCCGGGTGCGGCCATTCTCAAGGCGGGCATCAAGCTGGACGAGGCCGGCCCATGGCTGGCCGCGCGGCGCGGCGTCCCGCACGCGCTGATCCCGAGCCAGGCCGAGCGCGCGGCCGCGGCGAAGGCCGAGCAGGCGGCGGCGGCCGAGGCGCAGCTGTTGAGCAGCCCGGCCGTGGCGCAAATGGCCGGCGCGGTCAGCGGCGCGCTGGCGCAGGCGGGGGCGATGGAGGTAGGCGATGAGTGACCGCCCGGGGTCCTTCAACCCCTACCACTTCCGCCGCGACATCAAGGAGCGCGCACGCGGCCTGTCCTTCGCCGAGCAGGCGCAGGCCGCGCTCAACACGCCGCAGGCGCGCGCCTTCCTCGAAGAGTTGCAGCGCCGCGAAGAAGCGCGCCCGTCCTACGAGCCGGGCCTGCCCTTCGACACAGTGGCCTGGCGCGAGGGCCGGAAGGCCTTGCTGCGCCAGATCGTCACCGCCCTGAACACAGCCTTGCCGGAGCACCCGCATGTCTGAAACCAAAACCGCCGCGCCAATCGACACGGCGCCGGCCGCCGCGCCCGCCACCACCTCGGACGCGCCGGGAAAAAGTGACCAGGCCGCCGCAAGCCCGGCCAGCCTGTTCGACGCCGCCAGCCCCGACGCGCCCAAGCTCGACGCCGAAGGCCAGCCCATCCGCCCGGATTGGCTGCCGGAACAGTTCTGGGACCCGGAGACGAAGGCCCCGCGCGCCGACGCGCTGGCCAAGAGCTGGGCAGACCTGCGCCGCATTGTCAGCCGCGGCGAGCACAAGCCGCCGCCCGACGACACGGGCTACACCCTGCCGGCCGTCGAGGGCCTGCCGGCCGACTTCATCCCGGTGGATGACGCCGTGTGGGCGCGCGTGCGGAAGGCCGCGCACCAGGCGGGGCTGACGGTGCAGCAGCTGCAGGCCATCGCCGCCCCCATGCTGGCGCACGCCGCGCAGATCGCCGCGCAGGGCCCCGCGGCCGCGCCGCCCGAAGACCCGGCCGCCGCAATGGAGGCGCAGCGCGCCGCCTACCAGGCCGAAATCGCCAAGCTCGGCCCGAATGGCGAGCGTGTGCTGCGCGACGTGGACGGATGGATGAAGGGCCTGCGGTCGCGCGGCATCCTCACCGAC